ATCAAAGCCAAGGCTTCAAGGCGGGCAGCCTCTATCTGTGCAGAGCGGTGACGAGCCATCGCCTCTTGAGGAGTCTCACCCTCTAAGAGGGTCAGCTTCATTTGCTCTTTCTTACGAACCTTTGGTTCGACTACTGGAACCTCTTTACGAGGTTCGAAAGGCATAGCTTGACTACCGTCAAGAGCAACAGCTTTTGTCTTTTTGGCTTTGCCAATTCCGATGCCGTCCTTAGCTTGAGTTAACTCAAGACCATTAGCTGACGTCCTCTTAGGACGTCGAACAGTCTTCGACTTACTCTTCTTCGAAGAGCGTCTTTCTGCTGTTTGCAAAGCAAACAACTCCTTGTTCAGAACGGAACGTTCTGCTCTCTTCATCTTCTTATCAGAAGATAGAAGGGCTTCGATTTCAGCCTTCCGCCCCGTCTTCGAAGAAGACTTAGAAGCCTTCGGCTTTGAAGACTTGGAAGCCTTTGGCTTCGGAGTAGCCTTCGGCTTGGAAGCCTTGGACTTTGACTTAGAAGCCTTTGGCTTCTTAGGCTCTTCCTTCGGAACTTCGATGGACTGAAGGAACTGAACAAGTTCAGTAACTTGGAGTCGGCAGTTTGCCAACTTGCTCTCCGATGGAGAGTAAACAAAGCTGTTAACAGCTTTCTTGAGGTCTTTCAGCATAGCTGATTTGTTTTCTAATGTCTTCGACATGGTAGAGATTTTGAGTTCCTCAAGGATGGTCGACTTCCAAAACCAACCTTAAGAGATAAAGAGTAAATGAAGAAGTCATAAGACTCCTTCTTCATATACTCTATCTCTACTCCATTCAACCTGCGGTATTAGCAAGCTAATACTCACGCCTTGACTACCAACATGCGATCCCTTTAGGGATTCATGCGCCTTGGGAGATGGTTGGTTTTTAGGTAGTTGCTTAACACTTCTTGAAGTGTTAGTTAACCTTCAGTATTGAAGGTTGCTATCTAACCTAAAGGTTAGGGGTAGGGATTGTCCTGCTCTGACTCTCAGCAGTTTACCTGCTGTGGCTTCTTCCGATTGAGAATCAATCGATGCTAACTTCATTAGTAACAGAGGGTTAACCTCTGGTACTAAAAGCTGAAATGTATGCCAGAATCTCAAGAGATTCTGAGGGAGGGGGTCAAGAAAAGTGACTTTGGAACGTAGTTCCAAGCAGTCTATAATATATATTATCCCCACGATCTGTATAGCTGAACATTTTTTTCGCCCCAATAATTTTCCACATAATTTTCCACAAACCGCCATGTACACTGGTTAAGATGCTGTTCCTTAAAGACTTATAGGGGTTACTTAAAGCATATTATGCACTTGACTTTGTAAAAAAAAAGCTGTAACTTCGCCAAGCTATTAAGCGATAAAGCTTCGAAGCTGTTTTTATAACTAAGGAGCTTCTTATAAGGGTACGTAGACGTACTAAAAGCAAACCAAGCGTCAGTCAACCTTATTAAGCTGTGAAGGCGCAAAAACTATCTTCATTATATTTGCAATATGGCTAAAAGAGACTATAGAAAAGAGTATAGGATGTTCCAGTCAAGCCCAGAGATGATCTCTTACAGGGCTGAGCTTAATAAAGCGAATAAGGACAGCCCAAACTCAAAGAAAGGAGACAAAATGGACATGTCTCACAAAGGGGGAAAGTTGTCCCTGGAAAATGAGTCTGTAAACAGAGGTAGAGCTGGAGAGGGAGGAAGAAAAAGGGGTACTCGCACAAAAAAAAGAAGAGCTGACAAGGGTATGCTGGTAAAAAAATCACCTAAGATGTACCTAGAAGGCGGAGTAGAGGGCGTTGCTGCGGAGGGAGAAGACGAAAGAGGATTTTTTAGACGTTTGATGGACCTATTCAAAGGCAGAGAAGAGGAGCCAACACCCATGAAGCCTATGAAATCCACTGCTAATATCACAGTTGACAATAATTTACCTGAAGTGGAAATCGTTGGAAGCGCTACACCATCCCCAGAATCCAATTCCACGGGGCAACAAACAGATTCAGAGGTCTTGAACGCGGGTTTTTTGCCTTTCTTCCCTCTTAAAGAGGTTCGGGGCTTTACAAAGCGAAAAAGAATGAAAAGGTTCGAAGGGGAACTCGACGCTTTAGGTCCAGGATACAGAAAAGCTATAGACGCGGCTATCTTTAAAGAGACTGGCGGTGCTGGGCTTGGAAAAGCGGGTTACGATGCGGCTGAAAACATGAACTACTCTGAAGACGGAAAACGTCTAGCCGAAGTATTCTACAACAGCTTTGATAAGCTTGGATATGGCACTGGCGAAAGAGTTAAGGGTGAAGATCTAGGCAGAAGACCAAGAGAGGAAGGATATCCAGTTCTGGATACACTAGCGATCGGACGGGATTATGGTCGCCAACCAGAAAAGCTTGGTAACGAGATGTACGGAGATAGAGGTGGATACAAGTATAGAGGTAGGGGATACCTTCAGATCACTAACGAACCGATGTACAAACAGATATCGAAAGATCTGTACGGTGATCCAAATGTACTTGTAGACAACCCAGACCTTATATTGGAAAACCCAGAGATCGCTCAGAACGCAGCTATATCTTACCTCAATCGAACAAGAAAAGGAACGCTTAAACACATAAGCAAACAAAACCTACTTGAGACGGACAAGGTTGAGGATATGGGTCAAGCCGATCTCAACTTGCTAGTTGTTTTACAGGTGTCTGGAGGTAATTTAGGCGCAACAACCCTTGAAGGGTTAAAAAAGATGGATGCTGAGACTGGCGTTGAAAGAGATTACGAGTACCTCGTTAATAACTACAAGACGCCACGAGGCATAAAGCTAACAAAAAATAAATAGTCTATATTTGCATCATGGCTGTATTGACGGTAACAATTAAAGAAGAGGTCACCCTAAATGGTAGTCTTAGAACCTTCACCAACACTCACACAGAAGCTGTTGATGATGTATATCATAGGATCTATGACGTGGCTTTTGGTTCGGGAAACGAAGTTGACCTTTTGAGGTTTGGGACTGCGGATGGTGGTACCATTGCTGACGCTGATCTCGACTACTTAAGGATTACCAACCTGGCGTCTGCCAACTTCTTAACCTTGAGGATTCTTGGGAACTCCGAAGAATACGCTGTAAAACTAGAAGCAGGGGACAGCTTTATTTTGAACAACTCCGTGATGGACGCTAACGCAACTGGTAGCGCCTCACTCACTCTCGCAAACATAGACAGTATTAAGGCGTACTCCGACACGGCGGCGTCTCAAGTAGAAATCCTTGCATTCGCATGATGAACAAGACAAATAAAAAATCCATATATGACATGGTAAAGAAAATGCCTATTGGCGGTAAAAACCCCAAGAAGAAAATTTCCGCTAAGGCTCAGGCTGCCTACGATACACAGAAAGCAGCAGAAGACGCAGCAGCAGAAGACGCTCGCCGCGCCGCCAAAAAAGGTCTTACAGCTAAAAACGGTATGAGGGTTTACAAGAATGGCGGCAAGGAGGACCTCCCTACCCCAGAGGAGATCAAAGCCTCAAGGCGTAAACAGCCATCAGGTAAAAGAACAGATGCTCAAAAAGACGCTAGAAAAAAAGCTAAAAAAGACGCTAAGAGTAGTGCTCGAAAAGGAGAATCAGGTACTGGTTCTGGCTTGTTGAAGACAGCCACCACCATGATTACTGGTCCAGAAACCCTAACAATGGGACAGGTTAGAAGAAGAGGTAGAAGACTTGAGAGGTCTGCCGAAAAAGCTGGCATGACAAAAGATCAAGCCTACAAAGCAGCTGGCCCCGAAAAAGCAATCGTTGCTGCCAGTGACGCTGGAGACGAGAAAAAATTAAAAGCAGCGTACAAAGCAAGTAAGCGACAGCTCAAATATCAAGGTCAGGACAAAAAGCGGGCCGTTATTCCAGTTGGGCGTAAAAAACCAGCTCAAGGAGCTGATGAAGCAAAAGAGGTAAAGGCAAGGGGGCGCGGAGGCAGACCAGGACTTCTTAGTGGTGATCTGCCAGAGTTGACATCAAGGACGCGCAAAACTAAGAGCGGTTCAAAAGTTAGAAAGGTTAAAGGGCGCCCAGTTAACAAAGCCATCAATAGAATTGCTAACGAAAGCGCAGAACGACGAACAAAACGACGACAAAAACGCGGCAAAAACAGATAAAAAAAGGGGCTCGCGCCCCTTTTTTATTGTACAAAGTAGTAGTAGTAATCTCGGTGTCCCACTTTAAGGACCTTGTGACGTCCGTTGACATACTTGTCGTCAACGTGCAGGAAAGAAGCCTTGAGCTCAACGCCTTCACGAAAGCATTGGATGGCGTACACTCCGTTTGACTCAAACACCACTTTAGCTTTATTGTCTTGAGAAACGCTTACAACATCTCCCGCTGCTTCTTCATGCTTGTATGTTTTGAGGACTCGGAAGATGCGCAGCTTGTTTGTATACACATCGTCTGACACCTTGTAGACTACAATAGAGTCTGTTCGTGAATCATACGCATCAAAGATCTGAGTTCTAGGAAGACCCTGGCTAAATGTTACGCCTGTAAACAACAGGCAAAGGATTAAGATTGAATTTTTCATAGCAAATAACTGTTTTAAATTGTTTCGTAAATTCGGTTTGCTGATCTCAAGGTAAGATAAACTTTTCGATTTCGCAAATTTTTTTTTAATTTTACTGCATTCAATCTACGATTGAAGAAATATTACCACAACCCTCGAATCAAAAGAATTGACCCGTCATGGGTTGCAAATCGAAATGAAGCTAAGCGAAAACCTAACCCTAAGGGAGGCTGTGAAGTCAGACACAGCGACCCGCCTTGGAATAAAAAACGAGCCTGATCAGTGGGAGATAAACAACCTGATAGCTATTGCTCAGAACGTGTTTCAACCTATGAGAGATCACTTCGGCATACCTATCGGGGTAACCTCTGGCTATAGATGTAAAGCATTAAATACAGCCATCGGGGGAAGTAAATACTCTCAGCATATGATTGGGGAGGCGCTCGATATAGACGCGCATATGTGTGGTGGGGTTACAAACAAAGAGCTCTTTAATTACATCAAAGACAACCTTGATTGGGACCAAATGATCTGGGAGTTCGGAGACGAAGAAGAGCCAGACTGGATCCATATCTCTTACAAAGAAGCAGGCAAGAATAGAAAACAGCTTAGAAGCGCTCACCGAGACGAAAAAGGAGTCTATTATAAGAATATGTAATGGCAAAGCAATTACACAATTTTGCACCTGAGAAAAACAAAGTTTCTCGACCAGGAGTGCACGCTAAAACAAAGACGTCAAGAAATAAGCGTAGTAAAAACTACAAGAAAGCCTATAAAGGACAGGGCAGATAAAATTTACTATCTTTGGGGTATGTTAGGATTAGGACAAAGCTTATCAAGAGTAGGAACCCCCTTAGGGGATCCTGCTTTTAGCGCTACTTTTAATTTCGATTCTAGCACAGAAGGTTTTCTTTCTATAGGTAACTCTCAATTAACTTTAGATCAAACCGATTTTGACTCTAATGCTGTTTTAAGGTGTACAGACAATAGCGCCGTAGGAAATGCATTCCTGATTGGAGCTAATTTATCTACAAACTCAGTAACAAGTTCATCATGGACTAGCCCCACCTCCACTCCAGTTTATGCTAGAATTAGATTTTATGTTCCATCTTCAAACAGCGGTATAGTAGGTATACAAAAAGGTGGTTTCGCTGGAAGTTACGTTTCTAACGGTTCCGTGTCTGGCACAGATCAATGGCTTACATGGACCTGGACAACGAACACGAACACATTCAACGTAGACACTATAATAGTTTTTTTTGAAACTACCGATGTAGAAGGGACTGGAGATGTTGTGTACATAGACAGGTTTGATGTTTCCCTTGACCCTCTCGTTTAAAGTGAGTTATAAAATCTTTGTACGGCCAACCTACCCTTCTGAGATAACGCATATCGCACCCTGTAGTTAAATTTTGTCTCGTCACGAAATAAATGATCTTCTCTCGTTTGAGAAGGCGTAAGCTTATCAAAGTGTTTGTATAGGTAACCAGAAGCAACCAGTGGGTATATCATTCTGTCGGCTAGGTTCTTTTTGTACATACCGTAATTCTCTGCTACCCACGATATAGTAAAAAATTCTAGATCATATAAGAAAAGCATTAAGTTAAGATACGACCTGGTGAGGTCTGGATTGCTATCCAGGAAGCTGTCCGTTGCACTGCGTAGGTTTTTTAAGTAATTGCTCTTTACATATTTAGTTGGAAGTTTTGACACCTCTCTAAATAGCTTTGTTTTTTTAACTGTTGACCTAGGCATCTTAATTGTTTCGTATATTTGAGTTAAACAAATTTACACCATGAACCCAAAAGATACCCTTTTCTTTGCTGAAATGTATTCTCTCGTTAAAAAAATGGAGGAGACCATTGACGAGTTCGAAATGAAAGAAAGAGTTCTTGCGTCAATTGTTGTGGGAGTAATCGACTTGAATGCAGTAGAATTTGGAGATGAAGAGGCCGAGATGAAAGCTATGTATAGCTTCAACCTCCAGGACCGCTCAGAACTAGAAACAGTAAAAGAGGTTATGGATAATGCATATCAAGAAGAAAACACCGATCTTAATGACCTCTTGGGCGAGCTGGGCATATCCTTGAATTAATGGAGGGACTTATTAGAAAGATTGTGGTCGGCACAGACCCTAAAAACGGCATGGCCTATTATGTGGGCATGAAGGCTGGTGCAGGACAAGTCACGGCTATTGTTGAAGATGGTAAATATCTTCATAGATTTGCAAAACAAAGGTATCTTGTCTATATAGAGAACAACGAAGGAACCGCGCTCTGGAAAGCCATCGATGAAATGCCTTGCGTCCTTGAATTTGACTTAAATTTTTAATTAATGAAAACCTTTGATTTGTTTGTTGTTAAGCTAGAGAAAAAGCTAAACGACAGCATAACCACGGAGAGTGGATTAGAGCTTTATATAGATACTAGATTTAATGAGTTTGAAAACAGAACCACGGAAGGCCCAGTTGTTGCGGTCCCGTTTAAATACGATCATGGAGTCGAGGTGGGTGACACTCTTTACTTCCATCATCTTGTTGTTGTTAACGATGGCCAGCCTCTTACTGGTGAGGATGATCACTATGTTGTACGGTACGATCCTAATCATACCATTAATAACCAGGCTATTGCTTACAAGTCTGCAAAGACTGGGAGGTTACATCCTCTGGCGGGCTGGTCACTTCTCGAACGAGTGGAAGAAAAACAAGAGGAAGAGTCTGGTGTTCTCGACGTTATTAGACTTAAGGAGAAGCCTGTCACGAAAGGGGTGGTCTCTTTTAAAGCGGCTTGGCTTGAAGAACTTGGTGTAAAGCCAGGAGACGTGGTTGGCTTCAAGGAAAACCGAGACTACAGAATCAAAATCGACGGGAAGGAATATTACCGTACCCGCGCAGAAGATTTGATGTATGTCGAGAGGTAAAAGGTTTACTACAATAAGCGCCGCCGAAAGGCTTATGAATAGTATGGAGATCGCTATCGATAATATGATCGAAGAGATTAAAAAGCCTGTTGATCCTGAGGCTGGTGGCTCTTCTAGAAAGGCTGAGCTCCAATCCATAAAGCAAACAGCTATTGACTGCAAAGAGCTTTTGGTGGAGCGCCAGAGGCTAGAACAAATGGTTAAAGAACTCAAAAGTAATGGAGAAATCGAACAACAAAAAGACTACTCAGGTGGATTCGCAGAGCGTTTCTCTAAATAAACCCAGCGGGCTTATTTACTGGGAAGACTATAACTTTGACAATCAAGACAATACAGCGGGTTACCTAAAGGTAAATATATGCACCCGTAGCTCAGCTGGATAGAGCATCTGCCTTCTAAGCAGACGGTCACAGGTTCGAATCCTGTCGGGTGTACCAATTAAATTAAAAAAAATGCCAGATCTAATTTGCAAAAAATGTAAGGCTGAAAAGTCGGTTCAGACCTTAAGCGTGAAGTTTAGAAACGGGGATGTCTATTATCCTGAAGGTCAGTGCGATTGCGGTAATCAAATGGAGCTAAAAAACCCTAAAAAAGGAGTTCCATCATTGGGGAGAATGAATAGGCATGGCCAGAGTTTTTAATGTCCAGTTTGATAGACATAAAAGGGTATGAGACTAAAGGTATTAAAATCGACCCTAACAGTACAGAGGGAGAGGTTATCGAGCTCCACGGGTTACTCGTTGTCTTACCAAAAAAACCAAAGCGATCTAAAATTCTCTTCCATGACCTCCCAAAGGCAATGCAAATGTGGAAGCGCACAGCTATGCCCGAAGAGCTGCTTAGGATTCGCAGTATGGATGAGTGGCTCGAAAAACCTGCCGAGTTTCGAAAAAAGTTTCATTCTTACATCGAGCAAGAGTTTCAGCGTCGGCGCGACGGTGTATGGTTTTACAATAATGGGGAACCTACGTATATTACAGGGAGGCACTATATGTTTCTTCAATGGTCTAAAATTGATGTCGGATATCCATCATACCTTAATTTCCAAAAAGAAATCTTTCTTCACATGGCTGCGTGCGAGGCTGATCCTCGTTGTTTCGGTCAGTTATATACTAAGTGTCGTCGTTCTGGCTACACTAATATATGTTCTGCTGTGCTTGTGGATGAAGCTAGTCAAGTTAAAGAAAAGCTGCTGGGCATTCAATCAAAAACTGGTAAAGATGCTCAGGAAAACATCTTCATGAAGAAGGTGGTTTTTATTTTTAGGGGTTACCCCTTTTTTTTCAAACCTATTCAGGACGGTACTACGAATCCCCGCATGGAGTTAGCTTTTCGTGAGCCTTCAAAGCGAATCACGAAAAACAACAAAACGTCATTTAAAGGAGATGCTCTGAACACTGTTATCAACTGGAAGAACACCACTAACAATGCGTATGACGGTGAAAAGCTACATATACTGTACCTCGACGAGGCTGGAAAATGGGAAAAGCCCACAGATATCCGTGAAGCCTGGCGCGTTGAACGTACATGCTTGATCGTCGGTAAGCGCATAGTAGGAAAAGCTTTAGTTGGCAGTACGGTAAACCCTATGAACAAGGGCGGAGAGGAGTACAAAGGTTTGTGGTACGATTCTGATCCTAACGACAGAAACAACAACGATAGAACAAGGTCTGGATTGTATCGCATATTCATTCCTGCATACGAAGCGCTAGAAGGGTTTTTTGATCAGCATGGAAACCCCGTTGTTGAGGACCCCGCCCAAACCGTACACATACATGGTGTCATAAAAGGCATCGACGGAGAAGATATTGACTATGGAAGTAAGTCTTACCTTAAGAATGAGCGAAAATCCTTTAAAGACAACCCGTCTGAGCTAAACGAGGTGACCCGTCAGTTTCCGTTTACTGAAGACGAAGCATTTAGAGATAGCATTGAAGGCAGTCTGTTTAACATTGGCAAGATCTACCAACAGATTGAATACAACGAAGAACTATACCCTAACCCCGTGGTGGTGGGCAATTTTACATGGAAGGAAAAGGACAAAGAAGTTGTATTCTCTCCAACCCCTAACGGTAGGTTTAGAGTTAGCTGGATGCCAGACCCCAGCGAAAGAAACGTGGTCCGCCAAGAGCGAGGCAAAAAGGTTCCCCCATTTACCAACTACGGATGTGGAGGGGTCGACTCTTACGACTTGGATGCCACGGTAGACGGCAGAGGATCGAAAGGGGCGCTACACATGTATAATAAGTTTAGCCTGAATCGTCCTTCAAAAATGTTCGTAGTAGAGTATGCTTCGCGGCCAGACCTAGCAAGCATATTCTATGAGGATGTATTGATGTGTGCTTTTTTTTACGGCTACCCATTACTTATAGAAAACAATAAGTACGGTATCGCAAGATACTTTGAATCAAGAGGTTATGACGGCTACTTAATGGATCGCCCAAAGCACTTAATGAGCTCGTCATCTCACGTCAACGTAAAGACAAAGGGTATTCCTTCAAACTCTCAAGATGTTATACAGTCTCACGCTCAGGCTATCGAGAAGTACATTCATGAAAGCGTTGGAGTCAATCACGAGACAGGGGAGACGGGGAACATGTACTTTAATAAAACCCTTGAGGACTGGATAGGCTTCAAGATCGACAAAAGAACTAAGTTTGACCTGACGATAAGCTCAGGATTGGCTTTGCTTGCGGCTCAAAAAACAAAAGAAAAGCCTAGAGTTGATTTCAACGAAAAGGTGTTTTTTAGAAAATATAAGGTCTAGGATGTATTTGCTATATTTGCAGAATATGCGTAGAGCGACCATAAAACATGCACAACACCAACAACAAACGTAAAAGCTCTTTTCCAGACCCTTTGGCCACCACCGATGTAAAACAATCAAAGGCATATGGGTTGGAGTACGCTAAGGCAATCGAATCCCAGTGGGGTAAAATTACTCAGGCTACTTCGCTTTACGGAAAGAGAAATAAAATCTTTGAAAGAAACAGAGATTATGCTAATGGTACGCAGGAAACAAGTATTTACAAGAAGCTTTTAGGGTCCCTAAACCCAAACGACGGCGACGGAACTTTGTTGAACCTGGACTATACTCCAGTTCCCATTCTTCCTAAGTTTGTTAGAATAGTGGCGAATAAAATACTATCTAGGGAGCCATACCCGAATCTAGAGGCCGTAGACCCTTTATCCTCTTCAGAAAAGAACAACAAGAAGCGCAGAATTGAGCTTCAAATTGAGGCAAAAAAAACACTCCAAGAGTTAAAGAAAAGCACTGGGGTTGTAATTGACGAAGACCCTGATAATCTTCCAGATTCTCTTGAGGAGGCGGAAATTCTAATAGGTACCAACATTAAAACCGACGCTGAGATTGCCGCTCAGATAGGCACCAACATGACGCTTTCCTGGAACAGCTTTAATGATAATGTGTTTAGGCGATGTGTGCACGATTTGGTCTCTCTAGGTATAGCTGTAGCAAAACGATCAAACGACCCCAATGAGGGTATTAAAACAGAATACATTGATCCCTGTAGGTTTATCCATAGTTACACGGAGGATCCAGGTCTTAACGATCTTACTTATGCTGGGCATATAAAAACCATAACAATAGAAGAACTTAAAAGGATTGCTGGCCATGAGCTTTCGGAAGAGGATTTTGAAAAAATTGCGAAAGCCGTAAAAAACAGAGACGGAAACGATTCTGGCTCGTTCAACAGCCACTCTTATAATAAACGGATGATGCGTCAAGAATACGGGTACGACGAGTACATGGTTGACGTGCTGGATTTTGAGTTTCTTTCGGTTGATTGCATATATTTCGAAGAAAAGCAAAACAAATACGGGAAAACAAACTTCTTTATGAAGGGCTTTTTAATGGACAACGTTAAAGGAAACGTGTTTAATGAAGAGGCCAGCATGATGGATGTTACAACCGTTTATAAAGGTAGTTACGTTCTCGATAGCGGTTGTGACATTTTGTTTAACTACGGTATGTGCACAAACATACCTAAAAACATTCACGATCTTTCAAAAGCTCGGATGTCTTACTCTCCTGTGGCAACCAACATTCGCGGAATGATACCGAAGTCAATGGTAGATAGCTGCACTGGGTTTGCCGACATGCTTCAGCTTACCCACTTAAAGATCCAGCAGTCTATAGCAAAAGCCAAGCCTGACGGTTTAATTATTGATATTGAGGGTTTGGAGAATGTGCAACTCGGAAAGGGCGGAGAGCTTCAACCTTTGGACCTGCATGATATTTATGAGCAAACGGGCGTCTTTTATTATAGAAGTAAAAACCCAGAAGGAGGATTTCAGAACCCTCCCGTGCGAGAGATAGGAAATAGCATCCGAAATATTAACGAGCTAATTGGTCTTTACAATCATTACCTCCGTATGATCCGTGATACAACGGGTATTAACGAGATGATGGACGCATCAACGCCAAAAGGCGACACACTTGTTGGCGTCCAGCAGAACGCTATTGCCGCTGGCAACAACGCTATATATGATATAACCAATGCCTCTATGATTATATTCAAAAAGGTTTGCGAGGATATCGTAAAGTGTATTCAAATCTTACCCATGGAGTCTGTTCTTTTTCAAGTTTATGAAAACGCTATCGGAAAAGAAAATATGGCGGTGCTTTCCTCTTTTAGAGACTTGCCTATGTATAATTTTGGCGTTCAGGTTGTTAAAGAAATGGAGGATAAGGATAGGTCATACCTAGAGCAAAACATACAAATGTCCCTTCAGCAGAAAGAAATAGATATTGAAGACGCTATTGCTATTAGGGGGATGAAGGACATTAACCAGGCCGAGCGCCTGCTTATTCTTCGAAGGAATAAAAGATTGAAGAAGATGCAAGAGTCTGCCGCTCAAAACTCTCAACTTCAAAAACAGCAAGCTCAAGAGGCCGCTCAGTTTGCCTCTCAGGTAAAGATTCAGGAAATGCAGATGGAGTCGGAGATGGAATTAAAAAAGATGCAACTTAAGAGCCAGATGGAGGCTCAGCTAGAGCAAGTAAGGCATCAATTTAGAAAAGAAATTGAACTGATTAAGGCGCAGGCTACGCTTGGCTTTAAAACAGAGGATCAAGAATTTAAGGAAAAACTTGAAGTCCTTAAAGAGAACAGGAAAGACGAAAGGGTGGAAAAACAAGCTTCTGAGCAAAGCAAACTGCTTTCTCAGCGCCAAGGCAAGCGAGGTGAGCTAGCCGATCCTGGTGACAGCGTAGACAATATTGTAAACTCATTACTGGATTAAAATGGCAACAAAAGCTAATTTAGATGTAGCTGAAAAGCTAGATATTACTTGCAGAAAAGGCGATACGTTTGAGCTTTCTTTAAATTTCAAAGATAGCGCTGGAAGCAACATCGCCCTGTTGACTGATCAGTATGATTTCTTTATGCAGGTTCGATCCCCTAAAAAAACAGCAAACACAAGGGGGGCACTCATAGCTGGGACTCTCTCGAAAGGAGATCAAGCAAAAGGTACCGACAATTCTGGCAACGTAGGCTTTGTTTTTGAAGATATTGACAATAGCGGGAACGTAACCGTAAGGGCTACAGCTGATACTATGGCTAATTTCCCATCTGGAAGATACACTTACGACTTACAGTATACCGTAAACAATAAGACCACTACGGTCCTCAAGGGCAGCTTTACTGTAAACGATGATATCACTGCGTAATGGCAAAGCTCACGGTCAGCTTAGAAAGAGGCGAGCGTGGCGCCACTGGACCGCAGGGACCCCAAGGTGACAAGGGAGATACTGGGAATACAGGCGCTACAGGCCCGCAGGGCACTCAGGGGGTCCAAGGTATCCAAGGCCCAGCTGGAGATATCTCGACCTCTAATACAGACAACCTCACAGAGGGCTCGTCAAATCTGTACTACACAGACTCCAGGGTAGAGAACCATTCAGCGGTAGCGGCTAACACAGCGAAGGTTGGTATTACCGCGCAACAAGCCTCAGATATTACATCGAACAATGCTAAAATTAGTTATACCGATGCCAGCGCGGTTGCAGCCAACACAGCCAAAGAGGGGTACACAAACGCTAAGGCTGACGCTCGAATAGCAGCGGCCAGTATAGATGATCTGTCTGATGTAGACACCAGCACTGCTGCTCCTACTGATGGCCAGGCTTTGGTATGGAACAACGCTGACAGCGAGTGGGAGCCAGGAGATGTAGGGATTGATGGTATTTCATCTTCTTATGTAGATACCGAAGACCCAAGGAATTGGTTGGCAAGAAGCGAGCAGATTATTGGTGTAGGGTCTTTTGGCACAAGCGGTGTTGAGATTGCGTTTGGTGAAGGACACCCAAGAGATTTGTTTTTTAAGCCAGATGGGACCAGGCTGTTTATGGTTGGTAATGGCCGCGACGACATTCAGTCTGTAGATTTACCTACAGCCTGGGATTTAAGCTCTATTGCATCTACGGCAACAGTGACCAGTGTAGACCTTGCTGGATCTGCGGCTATTGGTGGCGCAGGGTTTGAAGGGGCATTGTACGGTATGCACGTTGCTAATGATCCTAACGACACGGCTACCTATGGAAAGAAGTTCTTTGTATCTGGTGATTCTAGAGATGAGGTTCAGGAATATACCTGCACCACGGCTTGGGATCTGTCTACTATGTCCGCTGACGCAACCGCTTATCTAAGGTTGTCGTCTACCCCTCACGGGAACAGCGTGTATTCGGTTACGTTTAATCCTGACGGCACTATTATGTATGTCGGAAGAGCTGGCAACCCTAACACGTTTTCACATTTTGACTTATCTACGGCCTG